TGTGTTTACTTCGTAAACACAAGTTTTCGCTTTCGCTCTAACTATTTATTGTATTTATATTAAGTGCGAAGCACTTACGTTTCATGTAGATTGTTCAGTCAGACGGAACCTACTAGCGGTTCCATCTACCTCAAGCTTCATGTGAGTTCGCACAGCCGAGATCGGAAGTAGGTGTTTACTTGCTCCATGGGCTCTGACCTTTCCCAACCTACGTCGACATCTAATACACAAAACTTGCAGAAAGTGCAAGTATCCTGTATTATACCTCCAGCTTCGTTCCTTTGCAAGGAGTTTTTAGGAGCAACAGATTAATGGACTCGCTAGATTCTGAACATGATTGTGCATGTCCTCAAAGCGGATCGAGCTACCCCGATCAAACACTGTCCTTATATTGCCTTTAAATGTTCTTTAAGAATTTTTGAACTGCCTACCCTGACGTTGATAATACCATTATAGTATTCGTCAGTTTCTAACACTCTACGATCAAATTGTTCCTTAGCCTCTAAATAACTCATAACGCCTCTGCTTGGACACATATATAAAATTTCTCTAGTAAATTTGTCTTCACCTAGTTTTTGAACGTCTTCTAGTAAATGATCTGAGGAACCCCAGTAATCTTTCCAGTCGCTTTCTTTGTATCCACGCCTTTTGTTTTTTTTGCCTTTTAAAGGTGGCTTAGTAGTTTTAAATTTGGCTAATTTTTTGCCTACGTATTTTTTATTGTTAGTAAGATTTGTTATCAAGTATACAAAACCTTCGACTCCTTGTGGTATTTCGTCTATTGTTTTTCCTTGATAAGTCCATTGCATATGGATACTTACCCATGCCTATTCGTTGCCTTGGTCTTTCTTGGTTTTATGCTTGTTGTGTATTTCTTCCATGCGTTTTTTAGCTAGAGTACGTATTTCTCGCAACCATTTCCTGGCCGCACCGTGTGTACGCACACTGTTTCTTGCTTCAAAATTGTCATTTGCCTTAAAATATTCCATATATGCTTTTGTAAGTAAGTCATGTGTGTCATCTTTTATGTCATCATTCATTTTAAATTCTTTCCTACAAAAGATCCTAAGTCATGATAGCGTTCAATGTAAGCATGAGCTCTAAAATGCTTGTTGTTTGTAAAGTTTTCTGCTTCTAAGAACAGTAGATCTCCACAGGTAGTAGTTAAACTACCAACAGCAGTGTGACAATCACCATCTATTTCTTTTAACATTGCTCTTTCAGCCATTGCACACTTAAATGTTTCTATATGATTGACTGTTTGTACAATTTCTTGTGCTTTCGTTCCTTTTTTAGTTTGTAATGCAATAACACCTTGACCTGGTGCAGGTAAAATCATCTGTGGATCACAAATTGATACTTTATTATTGTAACCTAAAGCATTCATTCCACATAATGCAAGAACTATTGCATCATATTCTCCCGACTCTTGTTTTTTGATGCGTGTGTCTATATTTCCTCGTATAGGTTTTACTGTTATATCTTGTTTTACAAACCTTTTTAACTGTTCAGTTCGTCTTGGACTACTAGTTCCTATAACAGCACCATCTTTTACTGTACCTACTATTGCATCTCTAGGATCATTACGTTTAAGCACAGCAGAAATTTCTGTTTCATCACTAATATCTTTTGGCAAATCCTTAAAACTATGAACAGCAACATCTATTTCTTCTTTGATAAGTGCATCTTCTAATGTTTGTGTAAATGCTCCTTTACCTCCAAGCTCAGCAATAGGTGTATTTTCTTTTATGTCTCCTAAAGATTTTATAAACTTGATATCTACATCAATTTGTTCATCAAAATTAGCTTGTAGTAGTGCATGTACTACTTGATCAGTATATGCAATAGCAAGTTTGCTGTTTCTAGTACCTATTTTTATAATCATTTTTTTGCTATACCTATAATTCTCTCAATTAAACTACCAAATCCCACTTGTCTTTGCATAGTTAGTAATTCTCTAATGCCTAATGGCTTAAAACTGTCTAATGATAGATTTGCTACTTCGCTTTTTCGTTCACCATTGACTAAATCAACAATTACTTTAGCAGTTCCTTTTGTAATCCAAGCGTCACCGTCATATTTGTATTCTACAGTACCGTCATTTTGTTGTTTGCCAGTTACCCATAGATTACTTGCACATCCTCTTATTTTATTTTCTTCTATTTTGTCTTTTTCCTCTAATGGTTTAACTTCTCTCGCTAGATCAACCAAGTACTGTAGCCTATCATGTCCTTGTAACATAGCAAGTTCATCACCACGTGCTTTGATTTTATCTAAAATCATTATTCTACTATCTCTATATCGTTTTCGTATGAAGTAAAACCATTTTCTTTGATAACTTTCATTACATGGTTTACTCTACCTACTAGTTCGTCTTTATGTGATATTAAGAACACATTTTTACTACGTTCTCTACCCATTTTTTTAATTACTGCTAGTGAATTTTCAACACCACTTGCATCCATACCGCTATCAATTAATTCATCAATAAACAACAAATTAATATTTTGATATAAACTTTCCCAAACATCTCTAAATGCAAAGCTCATGCCAAGTATTAGTCTATTACGTTCACCTCTTGACAAATTGTCAAAATCTAAATCCTGTCCTAGTTGTGTAATTTGCACAGCTAGATCATTTAAGAATACAACTTGATGAGGTAAACCTAGTCTATCCAAGTAATAAGTTAATCTATTATTTAGATATGCTAAATTTTGATCAATTATCTTTTTACGTATAAAACTGTCTTTGTTTGTTAGTAGTTTTAATAAAAATTCTTGGTGTTCTTTGAAGTTTGTTAAAGTGTTTATAGTATCCCAACTTACTTCTTGTATAGCAGTGTTTCTCAATTCTTGTATTTGTGCTTCGTATGGATCTTCTTCACTGTCTTTATTTGCTAATGCAGTTTTTAAACTATCAACATTTTGTCTATGTTCATATGCTTCTTTAGCTGTTTCATAAAATGTTTTAGGTTTGCCGTTGATATCACCGATATCTTCTAAACCCTTTACAACTTCTTCTAGTTTTGTCTTTATTTCGTTTAGATATTGTAAAGAATCGTCAAGTTCTTTAGTTTTTGTCTCTTCAATCTCTGCTTTTTTATCTTCTTGTAACGTTTGTCCACAAGCATAACAAGTAGCATCTTCCAAATCTGCGATGTCTTTTTTAAGTTTTTCTACAGACTTGTTAGCACGTTGTAGTGCAGGCTCAAGTGTGCTATGTTCCTTTTTAAGAGCCATAATTGCATTGTTATGTTCATTCCAATTTGCTAATTTCTCGTGTGCATCTAGTTCTTTGTCAATATCTAAATGTTCTAGTTCGTCTATTGATTTTGTTAGTTTTTCAGAATCATTTTTCTTTTTGGCTAGCCATGCTTTTTGTGTGCCTTGTAAACTTTCAATTGTATTTTCAATTTTACTGTTTGCAGTTTGTATTCCTTCAATTTTAGCAGTTTCTTCTGTGATTGCATCTCTAGTTTGTTTTATTTGTTCCTTTAAACTTTCTGCTTTTTCTGAAAGCAGAGTAATTCCTAGAAGTTGCTCAATAATAGCACGTTGGTCATTTTGTCGCATACTTAAAAAAGGTTCAGTATATGTGTTTAGTGCAACAATGTGCTTAAACATGTCATGACTCATACCTAAAAGTCCGTTCAAGAACTCTTGTGTTTTACGACTGTCTCCTTGGCTTTCGTCAATTAGTTCTTGCTCTTCATCATTTACAAAAAACTTCATTATATTAGGAGAACGACCTCTTTCAATTCTGTAATCTGTACCATCTTTTTCAAAATGGAGCGTAACTAACATACCTTTACTGTTAGTTTTATTAATTAAATTATTTCTTTTTATATTTGTAAGGGCATTTCCGTATAATGCATAGGAAAGTGCATTGATAATAGTTGTTTTTCCAGTACCATTTCTTGATCCTGCATCATCTCCGCCTTGATCTAGATTTTCTCCTAGTACAAGTGTAAGTTGTTCTTTATTAAAATCAACTGCTTGAGTCTGATTACCAACACTCATGAAGTTTTTTACTGTTAAGTCTTTTACTTTTATCATTTACAGCTCATTATAGATGTCAAGTAACATCTTTTTGTTAAAATTATCACTATCTATTGCCGTAATTTCTTTGGCTACGATTTCATCTACACTTTCAAATTGTGTTATATCAAGTTCAGTAGTAATTTCTTCAATCTGCTTTTGCGGAATGAGTGTTATTTCTCTACATTTATGATTATTGATGTAAGTTTCTTTTATAAACTGTGCTTCTTCGTAAGAAATTGGCAAATCTAATGTTACCCGTAGGTACATGTTTGGTTTAATTATATTTGAATTAGGATCAAGTAATTTACTCAGTGTTGTAGTTCTATATTTAGGACAGTCTTCCCAATCTAAATATTCTGGTTCTTTATTATTTGCTCGATCAAGAATCATCATTCCTCTTTTATCGTCCCAAGCATCGGCGTAATTGTGTGGGAATGCATTACCTAAGTAATGTATTTTTCCTTGTTTCTGTCTTTTATGGAAATGTCCTGAAAATACATATTCTTGATTTTTAAAATGTTCTGCTTTAAGTTCACCTGTGTCAGGCATCTGCACCATTGCGTTCATATAAAAATTTGGTAGTTCAAAATGTCCAAACATGTATTTGGCTTTACATTTTTGAATATCTTTCCATTCATCACCTACCAACCAGGGAACAAGTGCTACATCCTCTATTTCTGTAGTTTTATATACCAGAGTTACGCCAGGGATATGCTTTGCAAATTCAGTTGAGCTTACATCTCTTTTGTCTTTATAATATAAATCATGATTTCCTACAAACATATAGAATTTGTCAAAGGATTGTCCTAGTTTTTCAAGACACCTTATAGTACTATCCATTGTTGTAAGATTTAAACTGCTTCTATTATGATGCCAGTCACCACAAAATATTCCAGTTTCACAATTATTTTCTTTTGCTTTACTAATATACCAATCAATAAAACGTTCACAATCATCATTGTGGATTTTACTGTTACCTTTTAGGCCAAAATGGATATCTGTAAAGACTGCGGCTTTATTAAACAAGTTTCATACCTTTCTCAGCTATACTATAGCGTATTTTTTGGGCTACGTCAAGCGTTATTTGCAGAATTTTTTGCCTGTCTTTCTTTTTCATGGCGCATTGCCTTCTCCCATTCACCCTGGGCTTGCCTTGTATAGCTAGGATTCATATGGTTCATTTCTAATATATCATCTCTAATGTTTTGATTCCTTTTTTCTAGGTTTATAACCCTTACAAACGAGTTAGTAACTGCCGCTGTATAGTAAGCAAATGGATTCTGTGACTTAGATTCATCAAATTGCAGTCCAATTTGTGCTAATTGCAGTATTGCTTGACCTTTCATTTCATCATTATAGGTATATCCTCGAACATTGCCTCTAGTAGCATATCTATCACATAGTTTCATCCACATCATTGCTAGTTTATCAGTGGTTTTGCCGTCTTGTAAACTGAAATGTCCGTTTTCTAAACCGCCAGTCCAATGGCTTTTACCAACACATACCAGTTCATTATCATCGTTAAATTTGTAGTGTTGAAATGGTGGAAAGTTTAGTTTAACTTTTTTGTCTGCTTCTGTCTTTGGGTTTTTCTTTCTACCTGGTTCGTCTGGTATATGATCGTACATCATAATACGGAATATTAGTTCTGTTTTTTCAATTTTTTTGTAATCTACTTCAAATTCTGCCTGTTTAACCTTTTTTCCTTGAGATTTTGCCTCTTCAAATGCTAGTAATCCTAGTCTTTTTGCTTTGTTGCGTTTAGCTTCAGCAATGGTCCTAATATTAATTTTCTCTATATTAGGTAATATAATGTCAAATTGGTGATAATCCGGATCTACAAAGCTACAATATGTGCTTTTACTCTTGTGTATTTCCTTAAGAATATCTTTGTTGTTTAAATAGTTTATTTTTCTCATTGGTTCTCCAAGTTATACTCCTTATTATAAACTACATACTTAAAAAAGTCAATAAATAAGTTATAAGGAGTGTAAAAAAAATGCCAGAACCAGATTTAAGATTAAGAGCGGAAGAATCGCAAAAACGTATATCGCAAAACCCTACAAGTAGTATAGAAAACGTAGCAGGATCAGCCTGGGACGATGTTAAACGTGTTGGTAGCGGGTTAAAAGATGCGTTTGTTGACACTTTACAAGAATCCAGTTATGGTAAATTTTTAAGGGCTATTAATATACTACCAGATGGCGTACCAGAAGAATTTGACTTCGGTGGCGCTTCTTGGGGCTCTAGTCAAGGAGCTCAAGATTGGCGTGTAAGATTAAGTATGCCTTTCAAATTTCGTTATAGTCCAGTACTTGATCCGTTAAAAGAAACTAATGGATTAATTTGGCCCTACACGCCTCAAATTTATGTGACGCATAGTGCCGCATATACACCAATCAAGCCTGTACATAGTAATTATCCGTTTTTTGCATACCAGAATTCACAAGTGGATCAGTTTTCTATCACTGGAGACTTTTTAGTTGAAAATCAATTCGAAGCAAGATATTGGGTAGCCGCTAATCATTATTTAAGAAGTGTAACTAAAATGGCATATG